CCGGAGCCGCACAATTGGCCAGTGCCAAAGCTGAACGGGATAAAATCAAAAATATGACTCTTTCCGGCAGTAATTCCAGCAGTTCCGGTACCGGTGCGCGTATTGCCACCGGCCGTCAGTCCGGAGGCAAGATTGATGTCCGGCGTGCCCAGGATGGGAAACTCTTTCCTGATGCGGATTATGACCCGGATGCACGGGGATTCATAGACCGTCCTACTGTCATTGTAGGTGAAGGCCCTTTCGGGCAATCCAAAGAATGGGTGGCCAGCAATGCTGCAGTAAGCAATCCCACTGTTGCACCAATCCTGGATATACTGGATAAGTCCCAGCAGGCCGGTACCATCCGTACGCTTGACCTTAACCAGGCAATCCGCGCACGAATGGCCGGGTATTCATCCGGCGGGTCCATAGATACCCCGAAGGCTACGGCTCCGGTACCACCAAACGCACCAGGGAACTCACTGCCCCCAAGACTGATGGAACGCCTGGCCAATGCAATCATCCGCATTGATGAAGAGGGTATCCCTGCATCCGTCACTCTCTCAGAACTTGAACGCAAGCAGGAATTGCGGAACCGTTCGCGTAACATAGCAAAAAAATAGTATCATATTATGAAAATAGTACATATCCCCACCGGCGAGGCCTACCAGCTTTCTCCCGACACATGCCTTGAAGTGGAACGGACGAATCTCTTCTTCAATGAGTACGGTGAGCAGACACTGCCGGTCACATTACCGGACACACCTCTGAACCGTCGTCTGACGGGGAATCCCGAACAGCTGGCGAACATTGAGCGTCCGTCTACCGATATCGAATGTACCATTACCGACGGGGAATACTTCTGCACCTGCCGCCAGGCCGTATTGGGAGCCCGTCGGAACGAAGGTATCACAACCACCTTCTACATGAATGAGGGAAGTTTCCTGAGCCGCCTCCAGCGTACCCCTTTAACTGATGTGTTCGGTTCGGAAACAGTCCCCGGAGTACAGACTGTCGAGCAGGGTATTGCCTGGTGCTGGAGCTTGCGGACAAACACGGACCCGAACTTTTCCATTTTCCCCGCTATCGTGGAGATGGACGGTGAACGACGGGTACTCAATGCGATGGCAGAAATGGAGGCTGACGGTACGCCATTGAACAATGGGCGTACCGTGACCGGACTGTACAATGCCTGGTCACGTACAGAGCAGGTGGACGGGCGCACCATCAGTCTTACCCCCGGATACTACATCACTCCCTTTATCCGATGCACATACGTTTTACGCCGTGTTTTTGCATATTTCGGATATGAACTGCTGGAGGGTTTCTTTGATAAGACTCCCCCATTCAACGGGATGGTATTCATCAACACCACCATGGACACTCTGGTCAACGGGGATATTCTTCTGGCGCACCTGGTGCCCGACTGCCTCTGTTCGGACCTTATAGACCTTTTCCGCAAGAAGTTCTGTTGTGAGTTTATACCCGATGAAGCCGCGCGGACCGTAGCTGTCCGTTTCTTCAATGAATTGCTGGATGAAAAGCCGCAGGTTGACCTTACATTCTTTATGGACGGACACCCGTCTGTCGAGTATGCCACAAGACGCCAACTGAAGCTCTCTTCAGCCACTTCACTGACCGACTGTAACTCTTTCGACAGTCTGAAGGAATTGAAGGAAAAGTATCCCACCGCCTATTGTAATGCGAGTAACGGCTGTTACTATCGGGATGGACATGCCGTGGGAGATTATTCCGAACTGTTGAGCGAGGGGAATATCCCTTATTTTGCAGATGACGGACTGGAAGAATATGAGGTTACTGTACCTGATTGCCAGCCTTGTCCTGCCACGGCAACCTTCCATACCGAATACGGCACTGACCGTAATGGCAATGCCTATACAGCCTTTACCCTGGAAAGGAGTGCTCTGTATGCCGGAGAAGCAAGGGCACTCAACAGTACCATCGTCATCAGTAACGGTTCCATTGAAGAGGAGGAAAGCGGAGAAGGCGCTACCGAAGGGAACAAGACTGACCGGCACGACCAGAAGCCGGTACTGGCATTCGTGCAGCCCGGTACGGGACCAATGAAAGACGTGTCTGTCGGCACTGTCACCGTGAAGGATTCCTATTCTTTATTGTACAATGCACCCGGTGGAATATACGAAGTTTTTTGGCGGCAGTTCGACCTGCTGCTCCGTCATTCGTTGAATAACGTAAGTGCCCAGTTCCTTCTGCCCTCTACCCTGAAGAGTACGCTCCGTGTACATAGCCCCGTACTGTTTGAAGGAGTGAAGTGCTTCCCAAACAAGGTCGGTTTTACTCTTGGAGGTGGGAACCGTCCTGCTGAATGCACCCTTCTTACTACCAATCTTCAACGTCCGGCTTGCCTGCCGCCAATAATAGATATGGATCGTCCGGAATATTATTGGGAACAGATTGGGACTTCCAGTCCGGTGGATGAGGAGCATTGGAAAGCCGCCGGTTTCACTCCACAGACAACCGTGAAATGTCCCAGCATTTTTCCTCCGGCACCAACGGCCTCACAAGTGGTGCAAGGAGGTACATGGTACGAGCGTGAAGTTTGGTACAGTTACTACCGTTCGGGGCGTGTGGACGGAACCGGCGGCCAATGGTTTTACCGGCATGCGTTCTTTGCCCTGAAGCCATGCAGGTAAGGAAAGCTGATTGTCCTTTCATACCGGTCATGTGTGGCATAAATTTGCGTATAAAATCAAAAATAGAAATCAAGCATGTCTATCCAGCAACAACCAGATGTACTTTCGCTCTCGATGAACTTAAAACCGATCATCGTACAGTCTACAGCTGAGACCGTAACCTTCACTCTGAAGAAAAACGGTGAAGTGCTACTTTCACAAAGCTACCAGACGGATAAGAACGGCCAAGTGCAGATAGATCTACGCCAGATGGTGCATGAATCACTGCAAACTATTGTTTCAGATGTTGGCATTGTTTATACACAGGCAGATCTTGTTGCCGATTTTTCTGCTCTAATTGACATGGACACCGTCAATTTCCGGGTAGTGCGTGGTGGAGTGGATCGCCTGGCAGACTCAGCCACAAATTTTCTGACACAGAATTTTCTTACCTGGCAACCGAATGTTAAACCGGTTACGTATTATTCTCCGGAGTTCCTAACCTACTATGCTGTGGTTGCCGGTACAGTCAAACTTCGCGCTTACTTTACGGACGAGTCTGGAACTGTTAAATCTCAGACAGATTATACTGTTACAGAGTTGATGCCAGGTATAGCTTATACAATGCCTTTACAATACTCTGTCGTTGCGGGATGGCTGGGGCATAAATTACCTGCATATTATGATGTATGGGTCGAGAATACCTCCGGCCAGCGTCTTACATATATACAGCGTTACTATGCTGAGGATATGCGCTCCGAGCAGGAACAATGGGTACTGTTCGAGAATTCGTTGGGCGGCATAGATACCTTTCGGGCTTACGGTGTCACTACTCTTAATGGGGAGCACACTCATAATATAGCGGAAACTGATGAATGTTTCCAAGAGTATCGTGTGGATACCGAAAGGAAATTTCAAAAGAATACCGGATACTTAAATGATAATGAACGCAAATGGTTGCTTGATTTTTTCCCATCCCAGAACAAATATCTGTATGCAGGTAATTATTTGCGGCAGATAGTCGTAATGGAAAGTAATGTCAGCTTTACGGATCGTGACATACCGAGTAATTATACATTCACATTTAAGTATGCGGATGCCCGTCCTCTATTAAATCTTCCCAGAACTGATCTTCCGGCAGATATTCTTAACATCACTGTTCCCGAAGTCGGTTCTTTTACGGTGCCCCCTCGGCTTGCTGAATTTTCCCGCTTACCACTTTCCGAGGGGGCCTTATTTCCCATACAAAATCCATATTCAGAGGAATGGTCAACTACTAATGTAGCTGCAATTGGGTATTACCTCGCAGACTTTTTATCTCGCATCTTTGGTTCTGGCGGCGGTGTCGGTCATAAACACCGTAACTATGATTTGCTTGAATTGCTTTCATATATTGAAGGTTATCTGCTGGTAAATGGCCAAAAGATAAAAGCTGGTTATGCGGACAAAGCTGGTTCTGTTGAGGGAATGGAGGATATGTTCCTTCACAAAGACCGAGCTGACGGCACTCCTTTCCCCATAACCTTCGGAGATTGGGTCAAGTTCGGCGAGTTCATCACCGGTATTTCCGGAGGGTGCATCGACAAGAATGGCATTCTCGAGATGGAGGAAGGCATATTCCGCAAACGTCTGTTTGTTCCGGAGATTGCCTATAACCGTGTGACCTATTTCAAAGGACGTATGTGTGCCTCTCCCGGAGGTGGATGTACGGTCAAGGAATGGACGGACAACGGTGACGGCAGCTATACGATTACACCCGATTTGACGGATGCCGACGGGCTGAGCCAGTTTGTCGATGACATTCTGACTACTTACTTCGTCACCAAGAACGCCGAAGGCAAGCTGCAGGGTTTCGAGGAGATGAAGTTCCGGGTGACTTCCGCAGACTATACAGCCAAGACATTCGTCATGACACCCAAGCCGGGTACTGACTGGAAGCCGGGTGATGCGATGGTATTGGCGCAGACGGGTAACTTTACGGATGAGGATAGACAGACGTACATCCTTATCGATACGGTGGGCGGCAACAACTGCATCACTTTCTTTGACCACGCCAATACATGGGATGTCGAGCCGGCACAAGAGATGTCGTGGATTGGCAAGAAGAAAGGCCGTACCGTACATGGCATTCCGGCCGACAACTACTCGGCTGTTTTTCGCCACGTCATCATGTCCGGCAAGATATTCCAGGTGGATGACATCACCGGCGAGGCTTTCCGGGTACCGCTATTTAAAGGTACGTGGAAAAAGGGTGAGAAGTATGCCTATTATGATGAGGTGACGCATAACGGCAGCTCATGGATATGTGTCAATGAGAAAGGCACGTCTACAGAACCGGCAGACGGCAATGCCGACTGGCTGAAATATGCGGCCAAGGGAGAAAGCGGCAAGGGTATCAAGTCTACCGATGTGGAATACGCGATATCGGTGTCTAATGTCATTGCCCCGGTGGACGGTTGGCAGACTACCTCCCCTGAATGGGAAGCCGGCAAGTATATCTGGTCGCGGACGAAGATTGTCTATTCTGATGGCGAAGTCAAGTACACTCAAGCGGCTTGTATCAGTGGTGGGCAGGGAGCCGACGGCAAGGGCATCAAGTCCATTACCGAAGAATACTACCTTTCCTCTTCATCGGCCACCACAACCGGAGGCGAGTGGCAGACAGACTCTCCGGCGTGGAAAAACGGCTGGTATATCTGGACCCGGACAAGGATAGCCTTTACTGATGGTACAAGTACCACAACGAACGCCATCTGTGTGACTGGCAGCAAGGGTGCAGACGGTACAAGCATTACCAATTGCGGTGAATGGGAAACCGGAAAGCATATACCTTACATGGGTATTACCAAGATGGCCGGACGTGTGTTTTTATGTGTCGCTCCTGATGGTACCGACAATCCTCCGATGTGGACTCAGACGACCAATGAGGGGCGCCGTATCCTGCAGACCCAGAACGGCGGCAAGTCCTACGGTTATACCATTACCGGGGACTTGAATACCGCTGAGTATGAGCTGCTGGTGGAGAACGGCCAGGACGGGCGTGACGGTAGGGATTATGAATGGATTTTTAAGCATACTGCGGAAAATATCGCTCCGGCAACCCCTGCCACATCACAGGTGGATGACTATGTGCCGTCCGGCTGGCATGATGACCCGATTGGGGTGAGCGAGAGCCTGCCATACGAGTGGGCTTGCTGCCGAACTAAGAAGGACGGTGTATGGAGCGCGTTCAGTCCGGCCGCCATCTGGGCCAAATGGGGCTTTGACGGTGAGTCGGCCATTGTAGCCGATTTCGACAATGAGATGGAGAGTGTGGCGTTGACATACGAGGGAAAGACTGTTTCGCAATCCGTGCTCAATACAACCGTCGGCATGTGGTATGGTACGAAGAAGCTACAGCTCAAGTCCATCTCATGCGTGACGCCTGCCGGTGTCACGGAAAGCTACAATGTCAATACGGGTGTGATAGCGTTTACCGTGGCTTCCGGCATTTCGATGCCTGCACGCTCAGAGGTCAGGATAACCGTTACGGCTACGGTACAGGATACGGATATAAGCCGTGAGCTGGTGTTCACCATTGCCGGTGTACGTGCCGGTAATCCGGGCAGTGATGCGATACTCTATAGGCTGGTGCCTTCCGTATCTTCAGTAAGCAAGCGGAAGGATGGTACCTACAGTGTGGCAAGCGTGTCATGCACACGCACCAAGTCTGTAGGCGGTACCACTTCCATCACGACTGACGGTGTGCTGAAATACAGTAAGGACGGTGGTTCGGAGGTCGAGATACAGAACGGCACGGCCATTTCCCCGAAGAACTTCACGACGCAGCTGCAGTTCGTGTTCTACGTGGGTGGGCAGGTCGTGGACCGGGAAACTATACCCATGGTTGTGGACGGCAACGACGGTAATCCAGGAAAACCTGGCGGTGACGGCGAATCCGTCAAGGCTGGCGGTGAGTGGCGCACGGCTAATACTCCATACAAAAAGCTCACCATCTGTACGATGGGGAGTCGCTCCTGGCTCTCAAAGGTTGACACTTCGAATCCACCTCTATGGACTCAGACAACTCATGACGGGAGGCGAATCACTCAGACCCAGAACGGCGGCAAGTCCTACGGTTATATTATTACCGAAGAAGTGAACACCGACGAATGGGAACAACTGACATCAGACGGCGGCATGGTCTATCTCATCAGTACATGCAGCAATATACGGGTGAGCAATGCCGGTTCGCTTGTTCCTTCAGCTTTCCGCGTCTATGCCAAGCGGACGCTTGGTAGCGCCACATTGACTTATCCGGACGGATATCTGACCGCACGGGGGTACAGCAACGGGATATGGAGCGCCATCGCAGGGCCTTCGAGGGCTTCCGAGATTACGGTCAACGCTTCTGCAGGGTATTCAACGTTTTCAGTCCGCTGTTACCAGAGCCAGGCGGACGCTTCGGCATGGAATGACAGTTTCATTGCGGAGATGTCCGTGGGTGTCAGCTATGACGGTTCAAGCGGACGGGATGCCAGTGAGCCGCGTCCGAGAGGTTTTTTCGCCAAGGGCAACACATATGTCTGGAATGAAGATTACCATGACATCGTACTGGCCACATTCAACAATCGCACCATTCCGTTTCGGGTACGGGCTTACGGTACGTCGGTCACTGTCGCACCCACCTCGATAGACGGTGATGCGAATTGGGAGGCGGCACAGCAGTTTATGTTTGTAGCTATGGATATGGCTTTAGCGAGAAAAATACGTGCTGATGAAATCCTTGTGGATGATTTGGTGGTACAGAACGTATTGGCAAGGGATAAGAATGGAAATGTCACTTGTAGCATTGATGGTGAGACTGGAGAAGTCAATGTTCAAGGAAAAATTACAGCGACAGCGGCATTCATAAAGATACATGGGTTTAGTTCCAATGAAGGCTACTTTTACCTGAACCCCAATTTTGGTTCGGATTTTGGCAATGGGCGTCCCAGTAGAATAGGCCAAAGTGAATACATGCTTCCCAGCTCTGCCCAATGTGTGGGTATGAAAATATCCTTGATCATATATAATAATTCTTCAGGGAGCACATATGGCTATGTGTCAGTTGTGACATCGGACGGATTTAATGATATGGAGTTGGTTGACGGTCAATACCATTATTGCAATAAAGCTCATATCACAGAGCCTGGTGTTTATGAATTCATATCATTGGGAGGAGTCTGGATTTCAACCAATAAAAATGGCATTTCGTATTCGTATGCTGATTTGGGTGACCATGATTACGAAAACCCGGTTAATTAACAAACTAATATAAATGGAAAGATGTATGAGAGTTTTTTATGAAAGCAAGACAGTTATCTTGATGTGAGAACTCTTTTTGAGTTCTTCAGATATTATGGAAAAATTTGATTTATAATTTACAAAACGAGACTAAAAACAAAATGTTAAATCGGGTAATATTTCCAGGTGGAAATTATGCCCCTTAAATATGCAATGTTATGGCAGAGAAGCAGGATATAGCAATGAATGAGTTTCCGATAAACAATGTAGCGGACTATCTGTATACTGAGAAAGGGAACAACCAGCAGAAGGTAACTCCTACAGATTTGGTGAAGAGTTGTGGATTTTTTAGATTAGACAAAACTATTACTCCTGGAGAAACGTATGAGCTGCCCTATAATTCCGGATTAATTATGGTTCAAAATGCCTCTTCTGTACATCAAAAAGCGATTGCAGTTGTATATGGGAGCAATACCGGGAACATAATAGTTCCACAAGGTGCCATTAATTTCTTCTCAGAGGTTGAAAATAAGTTTTGTATAATGAATGCAGGAGAAAACACTAAATATGTTGTCAAAAGCACATACGCATCCAACCAACATATTATCTTGACATTTATATTATAAAGTTCAATCTACTTTACCAAAATTAGATGGCAGATTGAGCTTTATGTTTCTCTGCCGTGTTCTTTGCCCCTTAAATATGTTAAGTATGGCAGAGGATATTAAGGAAAATGAGATGACTTCGGTCAGCAGCGTGGATTATGTGAGAGCGTTAAAGGGTAAGGACAGCGTGCTTGTTACTCCCACAGGTTTATCGAAAGCCTCTGGGGTGATAAGATTTTACGAGAGGATAGAACCTAATACAAGTGTATATCTACCCTTCTCCTCTGGACTAATTTTAGTCCAGAACGCATCGCATTCGGTAAAAAAGGCATTGGCTGTTATTGACAACGAAAATAGTGGTACTGTATTGGTATCATACCCTAATATAGAGTTTTTCTCAGTAAGCAATGATAATAGAATTTGTATATTATACGATAGTGATGCTGGGAAATATAGAGTAAAAAACACGTTTAGTACGAGTCAATTGGTAATAATAAATTTAATCGGTTAGCTATTATTCTATGCGCAATTAGTTCTGTCATATCCTTTGCCCCTTAAATGTACAGAAGTATGGCAGAACAAGATATTAAAGAAAATGAGATGACTTCAGTAAGTAGTGTGGACTATGTGCGAGGCTTGAAAGGTAAGGACAGCGTGCTTATCGCTCCCGGTGATTTGTTGAGTGCACTGTTTAAATATAGAGGTTCAATTAATGACGCTAATATTGCAACGAATACTGGTTATTATAGAATAAATAGCGGCATTCAGAACATGCCATATGATGGTTTTGGAATCTTGTTGGTGTTTAAAGCCCTCGATTACATATTACAGATATACAGTGGAGGTTCGAGAATTTTAGTGAGGAAAGCCAGTGGTGATAATGTTAGTTGGGGAGACTGGAGGTCAGTAACTCTTACCTAATCTGGAGGATTAATTGCACCCTTCTATTTCTTGCCGAATCCTTTGCCCCTTAAACGTACAAGGTATGGCAGGTGATGATATAGCAATGAATGCTTTTAAGGTTCTAACTGATGTGGTGTATGTATATGGAGAGGCAAATGATAGTAGCCAGGGAAAAATAAAGAAGAGCGATTTGTTGAGTGAAATGTTTCAATATAGAGGAGACGTTTCCGAAAATTATGACAATTTCATAAAGAATGGAATTTATCAGATATATTCCGGTGCAAATGTAACGAATGCTCCGACTGGTATAGGCTATGGCATGCTATTGGTATTTAAAACCAAATTCTATTTATTTCAAATTGCCATGGATGTACGTCCCGGTAATATATCTGTGAAGCTAAGAACCAATTCAGGACCTGCATGGAGCGATTGGAAGTCAGTAACTCTTACCTAATCTGACGGTTTCATTGTACCCTTCTATTTCTCGCCAATCTTCTTGCCCCTTAAATGTGTGAGATTATGGCAGAGAAGCAAGATATTAGAGAAAATACGATGAGTGGTGGAACTCCGGCACGGCTGCGTGGACTGGCGGCAAACGGCAACAGTATATCACCGACAATTCAAGAGGTGGCAGAAACTTTCGGTAAAGGATATGCTGCAGATTTGAATAACGAAACAGATTATGGAATTTCTGGCATGTTTAACGCTGATACTATTAATCATCCACCCATTTCATCAGATACTATTTTTGGCATATACTCAAATCATAGAGCAAAATATATAACAGAAGGAGTGTTTTTGTATCAAATAGCTGTCCCAGAAAATATGATAGGAATGTATGTAAGACGATGCTGGAATGGGAATTGGAGCGAATGGAAGTCAGTAACTCTTACTTAAAACTGTGGAATTATTCCACAATACCGTGGAGCACTCCACAATATTCCACAGTATTGTTAAAAGAGGATTTTGCCTTATATTAATGAAAATGAATGCAATATTGTTGCGCAATCATTCTGGTATCAATTTTGTACTATGGTTTATGTCTTAAAAGTTATCAGTA